TACCTGCATCGGCAGCGACTAGCGTGTAACTGGCAGTCTTGGCGGTCGTAGAACCGCCACCCATTGCGGTCTGTTGCAGACTTGTCATCTGGTCAGCCGTTAAAACTTGTCCAACGGTAAAGGTCTGTTTTGCCATTATTTATCTCCTAGTACGCCAGTATGTTAGTGCCGATTATACCTGATATAGATGATCCAAGGATGAAGCCATCAACTATAGGTTCAAGAGTTGTAACAGTTACTTGCATGGAGTTTGGCGTTATGTTCCAAGCAAATCCCTGAGCCTGTAAAGTCTTAACGATGGTTGATCCATCGGGTTGAACATTAGTTATCTTTAGATTAGAGAAATAATCCAAATCGAGCATTGTAGTTGTTGGAACATCTGGATCGAGCAGATCGACAGTCATGGCATCTATGCGGATGGTTGTCTCTTGCCGAGTTGCTACATATATTTTGGCAATGTTAAGGGTATCTGTGTCGGTCTGGGCTACAAGGTTCTCTTGGTTTGACTGGTGAGGGAAGTATTTAGCGATCGAGGTTGCATTCTCTGAGACTTGCTGAGTGCCACCTACGCGAGTCATACCGGCGGAGTTGACAATCAACTTGTCATCGAATGCAAAGACTAGGTTTGTGTAAGGGATGCCTGTGGTCTGATCAAACTCGATAGGAGTATCGCCATACTTCTTGATTGTATTAGTACGGTTTAAGAATATCGCTGTGCCTTCTGAGTTAAAAAAGAATGCGCCTTGCTCTGAGAACTCTGCGTTCTTTACAGCATCGAGGGAAGTTCTGGCTGTGGCTGGATCAACCACACAAGTTGTTACGCCGGTGTCGATCGTACGCATCGAAGTAGGGAACGAGACTTGATCGAGTATCTTGCCTATGCGTGTGCCGGTATCTTGCCCTGCTGTTGCGCTGGCAACTGTTGTAATGGTCGCTTGCTGCATAAGCCTGAAGGCATCTGAGCAAATAATATCCACATAGCCAGTCTCTTGATTTTGTGGATAGGTATAAAGATACTCTGTTGTGTAGCCAGAAAATAAAAAGTAACTAAGCCCGCCTACTGAAGCAGAGACACGCAACTTGCGCAATGGGCTAAGTAAGCCAAAATAAGGCGATGAAGTGTTCTGAGGGTTAAAATATGATAAAGGATCGAGAACGCGAACTGTGCAAGTGCCAGCCTCGTAGGTATCGCGCATGATATTACGACCGCGAGTAATCCTAATCTGTCGAGTATCTGCTGTTAAATCAACTACTGGCTCTGGTACGGTTGAAAGAGATAAAGTGCCTGTGTTTAATAATCCGTATTTAGCATCATTTAGCGTAAAAGGATAACCAAAGGTTGCGCCGGATGAGAAATCAAAAGATACATTTATCTGGGCGGGTAAAGTCATCCTGCGAACGAGCCTTTAAGTCTGCCAATTGCAGATGGAGACCCTGATAGTGATCTGTTTAGCAAGCCATCAGATACCGCCTGAACTAGATCGGCTTCTGATACTACTGAGCCAGCAATATAAACATTTACATTGCCAGCCGCGTCAGCCCTAGCAGAGACATTGCTGCTAGCAATCATGTCTTGTACTGCTGGGCTAAAAGTTCCTGAAGTGTTACCGCCAGCGATTGAGGTTGGCGCCATTGGAGTTATACCGGCAATGCGGCGAGCCTGTGCCTCAATCATGTCTAGGTAATTTTTCCATGCTGTGAAAGGGTTCTTAGCATCTGGCAAGTCTGCAAGGTAAGCCGCTAGTTGTGTTGATAGTCCTTGAGCCTTAGCAAGTTCGCCAGCAAGTTTAGAAGCCTCGCTTGTGTTGCCGGTAAGAATTGCTAGTTGTAGTTCTAGGCGCTTGCGTTCCTCATCGGTGATCTTGCCCTTAAGTGCAGCGATAATTCCTGCTTGCTGAATGTCAAAGAGAGTGCCAGCCTTTTGAAGTCCAGTCTGTTCTTTGATTGCAGCAGTCTGCTTCTTAGTTAGCACCGCTTGTTCTTTAGCGCGCTTTGCTGCTGCCTTGTCAGCTGCTGCCTTGGCTAACTCTGCTTGAATTGCTGGCGTAATTCCAGAACGATCTACTGGCTTTCTACCTAAGAGAATGTCTGTTGCAGAACCGAACTTGCCTTGAGCAAATAAACTAATAACGCCAAGATTAGTGCCAACAAGTTTAATTAAGAAAGCAAGGGCTTTAGAACTGCCTTCTATGGCTTTTGTAAAGTTATCAAAGCCGCCTTCGCCGCCGCCGCCAGTAGCTGCAAGCGCATCAAATAAACCTTCGCCTATTACTTCTTTGGCGTTATTTGTAGCCACAGTTAACTTGTTCATCTTGCCTGTGTAGGTATCGGCTGCCATAGAAGCCTGACCTTCGAACAGAACTGCAAGGCGTGTCTGTATCTCCTCAAAGGATGATGAGGTCAACTCTGCTTTGGATAGACCAACGCCTAAGCGACCAAGTGCCTGAGTCTGTCCTAGAAAACCCTTTTGCAGACTTTGTGAGACTTGAGTAAGGCTCTTGCCAGTACCGGCACTTATATCAAGTGCAAGGCTAAGTAACTTCTGAGACTTAGTAATGTCTCCAGTTGCTCGCAGTAAGCGATCCATTGCTGGACGAAGTTCGTCATCGAGGACGCCAGTCTGCTTTTCCAGATTAGAAATATAATTATTGACGATCTGGGCATTATTGCCAAAGCCAAGTCCCAAGTTATTAAGAGTCTGACCTAATACCTTTGCGGCTTTGTCATCCTCGGCAAAGGCTTTAGCTGCTTGACCTGCGCCTCTGGCTAATTTTTGGATGCCGTATAAGCCAAGATAACCTTTAGCAAGTGTGCTTACTTGCTTAGTTAATCTTGAAGTGGCTGTGTCCGCTTCTTTGAAAGCCTTCTTACCAACGAACTCCGAGGCAATGACTATATTTACATCAGAAGCCATTATTTAGCACCAGTCCTAGCGTTAAAAGTAATTGCAGAATTGCTGATCGCTTTGACTACAGCAGCAGTTACTCTGCCTTCATCCTCTGCATAGGCTCTAAAAATTACGCGACCAGTCATCTTGCGTGTTGTTCCGCCTCGCTGACCTTGCTGACGAGGACGAGCATTGACTAGATTACCAAGAGAGTTAGCGCGATCTATAAATTGCTTTCCAGCATTAGGGTTAAGTGACTTGTTAACTTTGTTTGAGGTGTCTATGTAATCGCTATACACGCCGCGAGTTGAAGCCTGAGAAGGTTGACCGTTAGGGCTTTTGCGCCCTGCTGTTTCGTAGATTGCGCCGCCAGCAGTCTTGTTCATAATGCGAGCAAGAGACACGAAGCCTCGCTTATTAGGCTTTGAAGGAGTTGTTGAGTATGTAACTCCTTTTCTTGCTTTGGCTTGATCGTATTTAGGAAAGTGGCGATAGTCAGTTGTATTGCTTGACGAAGTTGCAGAAGTCCAGCCAGATAACATAGAACCTGTTGCCGGCAAGTAGCCGCGAGCCTTATTTGTAATTGGTCTTAAAGCTGCTGCCATCTCTTTAGTAGTCATCTTTGCTAGATCAGGTTCGAACTTCTTAATGGCTTTGCGAAGGTTCTTAGCGCCTTTTACTTCTGTTGGCATCGCTCTGCTCCTTTGCTCTATCCTTCAGGGCTTGAAGTAAAGTCCTGAACATTGTGTGATCTAGTTCAATTAAAGTTTGGGGCGAGAGTCCTGTCTCAAGCGATAGTCTCGCTACAAGATAGGTGAAGGACTCTCGCGTTACTCCAAAGGGTCATCGTCTAGTACCTCGACTCGCGTCAATGTCTCTAGAAAAGACTCTCCGAAGGGCTTAACGGTTTCACCCGAACGCCTAATTGCTTCCCAGCAGAGCCAATAAACATCGGTCTGCTTTTCGTCATCCCTAAAGGCTTTGTGAAAGCCCTTCTTGGCATAAGCCTCGAAGGCGTACTCGATCGCCGGAGTGATTTGGTACTCGTTAACGCTTCCGTCTGCCCTTGTTACCTTTAGTTTTGCCATGCTTTGCCCCTTAGTTAGTGATTAGGAAGTAGTGATTACTACTGTGCCTTGGACATTCCAAGTTACTGACTGTGTGCCAAGATCGCCGGTCGCACCGTTAATGTCGGTTGTTCCGTTTACTAAGCATGTCATAGTATAAAGAGGGTTAGTCGCTGAAGTAGCGGCTGAAGTCTGCTTCAAAGTTACTGCTACTGAAGTTCCCCATGCAGCCTGAAGTGTTGCTAGAACATTAGCTGCTGCTGTGTCGTTTAGGAAGTCAATAGTTACAGATGATGCTTCTAAGCCTTTGACGAACTTATGTCCGCTATCGCCCATTGCTGTTACTTCAAGTTCATCAAAGTTACGGT